CCTCCAAGGCTTCCTTTTCCAATCTAAACTTCTTTGCTTCCGCCTTCGCTTTATCTAAAGCTTCTAAGACGGCTTTAGGATCACGAATCTCGTCAGATGTACCTTCTACTTGATTCTGTTCTTCCATGTTTTATTCTCCTGTATTGTTTTGCTCAGAAGCGGCTTGCTCCAGAGCTAGGTTGTTTGTATTTAATCCAACGCCTGGTAATGTTACCTGCTGTTGTGGTTGTGCTTCTTCTGAAATAAGTCTAGCCATCTCTGGGTCATATCCAAGCTCAAGAAGGATTTGCTCCAAAGGAACTCCTACTGACTTCTTGCGAACTGCGATATCCCATTGGTCTAGAGAGTCAATTGACTCAGGTGACTTCCAATCAATCTCTACCTCAGCAACAATGCCTTCGATTCTAAGCATGAACTTAAATAGGTCTCTCCATGTTGAACCAAGAGCAAGCTGGCGGTTAAGCACCTTCTTGAATAGTGGTGCTTCTGCTACACGCAAAGCCTGACCTGATGGCAGGTAGTTTGTGCTTGAGAAGTAATGAACTGGAGTTGATGTAATTGCAGCCATGTCTGAAACGAACTCATTAACTGGATTTGTAAATGTTGATGGGTCTGCTGCTGGGAATTGTCCAACAGATGAGACACCTTGCAAATACCAAAGTTGTCCTGGACCATTTTGTAATGCTCCAATGTTCTCTCTGGCTGTATCATCTTCTGAGAAGTCATCAAATTCATTTGAGCTTCCACCATTTGATAATGCATAACGCTGTGGAGCACCCTGATAGTCAACAGTCATCATGTGAGTTGATATCAGCTTGTTTATAGCATCCTGTGGACCAAATGCATCAGCATGTTCTGGTCTTCCGTATGGCTTATTAGTTCTGAAGTGGAAAACTGGAATTTCATTCCAAGGATTGACCACAGTTTCAACCAAAGTAAGATTTGGTAGTCCATTTAGAGAATCAATCTCACCTAGACCTTCATACTTTTCAATTCTATCTGCGTAATACATGTTGATCTTGATAACTTTGCGATTAGCAGCATCTGTAATCTGCCACATCTTTGTTGCAAATGACTTAATGCGTGGGTTCTCCTGATCATATACAAGAGTAGTTGTCATAGGTGAGTTGTAGTCTATTGCTAGGTTCCCGTCCATATCTGGCCAAACAATTGCATAGCAATCACCGTAAACGAGTGCATTTCTGTGAATTTCGTTGATATCAAGTCTTAAATCAGTCTGTTCCCAGATTTTGTTGATGTAAGCATCTCCTGCAGGGCTAGATGTCTCTACATTCTCAATTTCTAGACGATTGTGTACTGCATCTACAACAGTCTTGCTAAAATTGAATCTAAATGGAGTAACTCCAGCAAATCTTGATAAATCGTTTCTAAATAATCTATACCAGCGCTGATGAGTAAAGACTTCATCGTTTGCACCTTCATAATAAGCTTCTGCAACCATATATCTATCTCTTTTAGCGATGATCTGGTCTAAAGCTAACTTAATATCTGTCATTTTATCTCCTTAAGTAGTTTAATTGTTTTGCAAATACCTTTGGAGTTGTGTTGTCCAAGAAGTATAGTATGCCTGACACTACTGCGTCCAGTACGTCATCGTGGCTTACCTTTGGAAAGGACCACATTTGTTCTTCTAGAGCTGGGAAGTGTTGTGTATGTCTGACTTTACCTTGCTGATAGAAGTTCAAAGCTTTTCCTGCACGGATCTGCTTTGATACGGATTGTCGAATTGATTTGTAGCGGACTGGTATATGTTTAAAAACATCTTGCCACAAATCGCCTCCCTGGTTTGTTTCTACATATATAATACCAGGATTATAAGTTTCAACCAAGGCTGAAACACGGTCTGCTAGTTCAGATGGAGATACCTTTAATTGAATTGCATCTCTTACATAAATGTTTCCATCTTCACCTCTGCTCAATACAGCAACACCTGTATAGTCAGAAACTTTATTCTTTGTTACCGCTGGGTCGATAGAGATAATTGTATTTCCATATTCAGACTCTTCTATAATTACATCTTCATATGTCCAGAAGTTACCATCAAGGTTCACAGGCTTATTCATATAGTTCTTAGCAAAGTCACGAAGGTGTCTTTGGGACTCCAGCCACTCTAGAGGCCACTTCTCAGGCCATACAGAGCGTTCTGAGCCATCTTCAGCCGTCATAATGGCTGGATAGTAGTGAACATTCACATTCTGGTCTGTAATCCACTCCAGTGCCTTTTCACGCTGGCCCTCAGAATGCTTTCTAAACTCATCCATCATAGAGTTAGGCATGGTTGTAGTACCCACAATAATCATGCGGGCATATATATTCATAGGGGCTATATCGTCAAAGACTGTTCTTCTTTGCTGTCCTGCTTGGTATTCTGAGTAATTCTTTTCACCTTTTTCGATATCATCAAGGATAATGAGGTCAGGGCGTTGGCCAAAGACCTTTTTACCCAGTGAGTTAGTATCAATACCATTAGCGTCAAAGATAAAATCATTTGACTGAATAATACGCCAAGCATTTGCCGCAAGGGAACGCCCAGTTGAGCCGACAATCTTAGGTGTGCATAGTTCTGGGTAATCTGCTTTGAGATATTCATTAGTTTCCAATTCATTCTTAAAAGTAAGTAAGTGCGTCTCAGCTTGAGAAGCAGCATCTGAAAATGCAGCCACAAATTTAATGTGACCATGGGCGGCGGCCCACATAGGTAGAATCAAGAAGATCCATGTAGACTTGCCACATTCTCTAGGAGCAATAAATGCATCTCTATTTTGCTTAGGAGAAGTTGGCTTATTGATCCAAGTCTTGCCATACTCAGCTAAATCCCAGTGAAACTCAGAAAGTGTCAGCGCATCTTCCATATTCTTCAAATGATGTGGCAAATAAGTAAGCGCAAAGAGCATTGGATCATATTTAGTAAGTTCCCGCCTACCTTCTGAAAATGTCAGTAATTGAGGATTAATGTCCTCCATATATTTTGATATATCATTCATATTTACTGTCCAAATTTATTTAGAGTAGCGCATTTTAAATTTAAAATGTCAATTTTATTTCGGGTGGTCTCATATAATGGAATCATCTTACATAATGAGACATATGATGTCATATCGTAGCAATTGTCGACATATCTATATATCAATTAATAACCTTTAGACTAGATTTAATAGATTCTGATCTCATCTTGGCTTCATTAAGCATATCTACGATTGCTAGATCTGAGCCATCCTTTGATCTATTTTCATTAATATTGGTTGATTTACCTTCTATTAGATTAATTGTTTGTATAGCCTTATGTATAGCTGTAGATAACTTATTGATATCTTCTGCAAGTAGATCTTCCTCATATAGTTTCTCTATAGATCTATCTAATACTGCCTGTGCCGCCAATACTTTCTCTCTATCATTGTAGAATATAGCTAAATCCTTAGCCATAACAGCCAAGGTATTGGCTGTAGGCATATCTATATTTCTCTGAACATAGAACTTCTTAGCTGTGTGATATGACTTAGGATAACCTAATGTTCTCATAGCTGGACCTATGCCCATTTCATTAGCCATTTCTATGAATTCGCTTATTTGTTCTTCTGTGAATGTTGGATATCCCATGTTAAACTCCTATTTTTATATTTAATTCGCCCTTTACGGAGGCGTTCCTGGATCGTAATACTAATATATCTAAATCTCTGTGGATAAGTCTGTGGATAACTTTGTCTCCTTGTGGATAAACTTCTTCTTTCTTGGTTTGTTTTCCCATGCTTTTCTTTTCTTAGCTTTCTCTGCTAATTTAGCAAGATCTGTTTCTCTTCTTATACCGTGTCTATTGGTATCTATTAGTATTCTACTGTTAGTCTTTTGAGTCATTCCGCCTCATCTCCTATAGTTCTATCAAGGAATCTTCGCATTTGAGGACTCGCTTTAAAGCTGAAGCTAAATTCTTGTGTTTCTTGTTCATTAAACATCTCAATGGTCATGACTAGTATTCCATCTGGTCTATAGAATAAGTCTTTTGCATAGGGAAATAGTTTGTATTCTCCTGTGCCTTGGCTAATAAAATCTCTTGGATCCACTAGTTGTTCCGTCCTTGTATTATGTACTAAGTATACATTATAAAAGAAGAAAAGCCCAACTTATCCTGGCGGGGACATGCTGAGCTTTTCTTACCTATTTAGGGGTAGGTTTGTCATTTGGCAACGACAATACTATTGTATCATTTACTGTATTGGAAAGGAAGAGTTGAATGCAATATTTACCTTACCTTTTTCTTTCTTTACTTTAGGTCTAGGATCTGGATAATGAGGCCAAGTCCAGAATTTATGTCTCTTTCTCTGAGCTGTTTCAAATTCTTCTAGCCATGCTGCTATCTTTATATCTAGTTCTTCTGGTGTTAGAGTTAATGCTTCATCCATATTGTATTTACTCCAAAAGGATTTAAGTAGGAGATTCTCTTTTCCCGCCATTCCTCTCTTATCGTGATTAATTAGATAGCTTACCCTCTTTTTACCTGCGTCACTTCTAATTTTTTTTGTCATTTAGCATTCTCTTTCTTCTGGCTATATTGCAACGCACTCTCCAACATGGTTTACAATATGACAGCAATTTGTCTGGGGAGTGTTCTCTTTTACCAAACTGGCTACGAGGCTTTTTAAGGCCACATTCTAGGCAGACCTTAGACTCTACATGGACCTTAGCCTCAGAGGCCTTCATTTCCCTGTTGTAGGCCTTGTAATAGGCACTGTAGCAATCTCTACACCAAGCCTGATGTCCATTGTCAGTAGATTTGTGGAATTCTTCTATGTCTTTCTCTATTTTACACTTTGAGCAGTTTTTCACGGTTCTTGTAATCTCCATTTTCTTTAGTCTTAATCCTATGGCAAGGTTTGCATAAGGTCTGTAGGTTATTAATATGATTATTTGATCTGTTCCCGTCGATATGATCTACATCTAATAGCTTTCTATCTGTTGGAACTAGTAGGCATCTCTCACAATACCCTTTCTTGGCCTTCCGTGCCTCTCTACGGCATGTTAGACAGCTGGACCTATACTCTTTAGTCCCTTTCTTACTAATGCCCTTTAGATTGGCCTTCCTGCCGCATTTACACAGTGGGCTCATTGGACACCAACCATCCTAGGCGGGCGGCGGGAGCGGTACACTCTTTACAGTGATCAAGGAAGCGAAGGTATTTATTACAATTGCTGCAAATGTAAATAGTTCCTTCTACCATGAGGTAATCCATTCCTTGACTTCTTGAGTAATAATTGTAGGAACTAATGTTTCGCTAGAAACATTCTTATTATTCTTTTCATTATTCTTTTCATTATTAACTTCATTATTAAGTTCATTATTAAGTTGCCAATCAGTCACTAGGTCAGCGTCTGCTGGTCCATAGGGTATGGACTTAGGGACGCTAGGTATGTACAGACAGGCATTATCGTATTGTCTGTGTGACACTAGGTATCCTGTATTGACTAATTCGTTCTTTGATCTTACAATAGATCTAATTGATAGGCTGGTAGCCTTTGCTAGAGTCTTATTAGATGGCCAGCAAGCTTCCTTTTCTTTCCAGTTGTAGTACTTAGAAATGGCTAATGCTGTTAGCTTTGCATTACTTGTTAGCTCTGAGGCAAATATAGCCTCATGGTAATCAATTACCTTCATGATATCCCCTTTCTGGTGAGATATCCTTATTATAGAATACTATAATTACTATGTCAACTAGTTGTTTTTGTTTAGGAAGTGCATGTATATTTCATGCTGACGCTGTTCTAATCTATTTAATTGGTCTTTCATAGATGAACCTGAATTTGGTACTAATTCGGACAAATAGTGCTTTACTAGCCATCTAACCATACCTATAAGTTGTACTTGGATTAATAGGATCCCGCCCACAATTGATAGAACCATCTGTATGCTTGTCATGAGTCGTATCCTACTATCTTCCAGTCCCCGCTTGCAATTGCATCTGCCAAAGAAAATGGCCCAGGAATCTCAGCCTGTGCAATTATTAGCTCAGTATTATCTTCAGCTGTAGCTATAATTATTTCAATTGCTTCTGGATGATTTGATATCCAGTTTATTTCTCCGCTTGCACTAATGTCTACACCGCCAAGGCCATCATAATCTACATCAACATTAACTGATCCATATGCTTCACTTGTTAGGCGTTCAACCAAGACTTCTTGCCCAGCATTTCCAGGCATGTCTCTGATTACTTCCGTAACAAACTTAATGCATTTGTCAGTTATGTCGAATGTTGGCATTAGATATTACCAGCAATTATCCTTGCACGGTATCTATATCCAGACTTTATTCCCATAGGACCAAGTAATGGTGCTGTCTGGAATACTTGCCACTGCCCGCCAACATATATCTCTTCTCCATTTGCGTCAAGAATGTTCTGTAGATAAGCATCAAGTTGCATTTTAGATTCGCTTTCAATTACAAGGTCGCCTAATAAATTAACAGATAAAGCCAAAGCAACCTGGACTGGAACTTCATCATAAACTCTTTCAGTTACTGATCCGTCTGCTGATGTTACAAGCGTATATCCATACAAGTCTCCTGTGTATAAATACTGCTTGGTTGTATTGGCTCTCATTAAATGCGTCTCCAGTCAATGTATGTTGGCCACTGGAATATCTTTCCAGTTCTGATGCTGCGTGGCTTCTTGAATGATAGGCCCTTTGCAGCCATAACAGCTAGTGGTGCAATAAATGGTGCTGACATTGCTGTGTTGAAATTCTGTGCTGAATCTCCTGCACCTACTGAGTTTGCAGCTATCTGTGTATAAACTACAGCCTCATTCTCAAGCATGTAAGCTGACTGGTATGCAGTCATCTTGTCTAGCAATAGCAAATCGGAAGGGCTGTCGATATCTATTTCATCCTTGCCAACAAATATTTCAATTACCGCCTGTGCTCTTTTGATCAAGTCTAAAGTAACATCAGCGTCTGTATATTCTTTTACATTATTAACAGTTGTAAACATTATCTATTTCTCCTTCCTAGTTCACGCACTCTAATAGTGTGTGATGTTGTAAAGTCTAATTTACCTGTTCCGCTTAATTTAAGCTGAAACACATAGTCTCCAGGGTAGTCAAAAAGACTACGATCTGTTGGCCACTCAAAGATAATTGATCCAAGATCCTTGGCAGCTGTGTTAAGAGTTGCACCTGTAAGGCTTATCTCTTCATTTCTTGTTCCTAGCATGACTGCTTCAATTGTAGTATAGGCAGAGAGGTTAAAATCATTTCCATCCTGGTCCTTTACTTGAATCGAAAGAGGCCTTGCAGGAATTTGGTCTATCCAGTATTGACTAATCATTTGATTACGTCCTCTCTTATGTATAGTATTGGGTCTACATGTATTATTTGTAGAACAACTTGGTCTTCTGAAGCAACCTTAGCTCTGCTATTTGCAAACATTCCTGCATTTGCAAGCATTGGAGGTGCTCCAATTGTTGATCCTGGTTTCACAATTGTAGCATTTGCTTCA